CAAAGCCAAAGTTGAGTAACGAACTCTCATCTGACCTTTGCTATTCTTTGCTACACCTGCTACTTTAAATAAAGTACTCATATAAAACTCCTCAATTATTATAAAATAACGATCACGAAGATCGCCCCTACAACAGCTGTCAATAATACTAGAGCATCACCAACATCACTGCTATTCCAACCACTGGAATTCTTTACTTCAAAATTTTGTCTATAATCATGCATTACAAACTCCATTATATAAGATCCATATCAAGATGTCAAGCACTATTTTACCAAAAAACTTTTTCGAATTGCAACGTAACCCATTCAAATGGATCTCCGGTTCGAGCCTTGGCTGTGCCATAGGGCATTTCAGCCGTGGTAAACGCATAATACTCATACAGATCATCATACAAAGGTTCAGTTAGATCTGCACCATTGGTAAACATGTCTACATCAAACTGATGCTTTTTAATAATTTCTGCTAATGTCATACTGACTCCATGTTCCTAAAATAATCTAAACATTCATCGACTCGATCATCACCAGCGGTGTAAAATACATAGTCACCCATTTCCTGACGATAGTACTTGTCTATGTATTCAAAGCCACCATAGTACTGCAATCTACGGTCAGCTTCTTTGTGAACCACAATGCCTTCAAAACCGTCGGTGTACAATCTACCGGCTCTTTCGTCAAGGCCCAAATCCTGAGCCTGAACTTCGGTCAAACCACCTACGTAAACTTCAATCTTTTGATTGATTTCGTTGATTAAATTTTGCATTATAGTCCCACTGCCTTTCTGCTAGGGTCCATGATGTCGAACATTATGGCCTTGGCACAATTAATATATTGACGAGCCTGGTTGGCTGTCTGAGGGCTTACCCAGCCTTCGTCATTAAACTCTGGATCCATGACTTGCTGAGCATCGCTTAGCAAACCTGCTGCAAACATCATCTCCTGACCTGGAAAAGCCTGCTCTTTGACCAGAGCATTTAACTGAGCCTTGGTCATGCCATAGGCCTGCTTTTCCCATTTAACTTGATCTTCGATATTTCTCATATTTTCATTTCCTTTTTTATTTAACATACTACCATTGTATAGGAACGATTCGAAGAGTCAAGCATTTTAGGCATGTTTAGAGCTCAAAATCTGCCTCATTTTTAGGCACTAATCTGCCTGTTTTTAAGGCAACTTTCTCGGCGTATTCCTGGCAGTCCACACACAGGCTGACCCCCGGAACTGCAAGCCTTCGAGCCTTGGGTATTTTATCCCCACACTCAGCGCAGTGCGTGAGCCCGGGCCCTACGCCTATCTTGGCCCTGACAGCGGCTATGGCATTCATGTTGTTGTGAATAGCATGCAACTGCCCCATTTCGGCTTCTTCCAGATTTTCGTTCTGGATGCCTTCGACTTCTAATTCTTTATTGTACATTGACAAGTTTCATCCCCTTAAATTTTGCTCTTACGCCAGTTTGTCTGGTTCTGGAATTTATCATTTTTACCCATTCCTTGGCAATGCTGCCCTTGGGAAAGTAGTCAGCGAATATCTTTCCATCTTTAACAACTTCAATTTTATATGTCTTAACCATTATACAGTCTCCTTTAAATATCCATAGGGCACATTGAGTTTATAACAAAGGTATTCCTGATCACCATTGGTTTCCAGGGCTTCATCTAACCAACGTATGGCCATGCTTCGGTCCTGGGCACCTGCTACCAGCAGATTCTGAATTCTTATTTCAAGATCATGAGCTGCTTGTTTTTGTTGCTGCACCTCGGCTTCATAACGCTCTGTGCTTACCTTGACCAAATGATCCCATTCGATCTGTTTATCTGCAGGACTAAATCCTTCCCACATGGCATAACTAAAATGACTGGGTCTAAAACCATAGGCGTCCTTGTGCAGGTCGCTATAAAGATTATCATCATAGGTAAAACCAACCATTATTCAACCTCCGCAAAAAATTTACTAAAACCTGCAAATGCCACGGCAAAACAAACTCTTAACTTGATGTCTGGTTCTGTGGCAATATTTTCTTTAAGCTTGATCATGGCACCTAAGAAGTCACCGCCGGTTTCTCTGGCAGCATATTCTGTGATATAATCTAGGGCTTGCTTTTCTGTGATATTAGTATACATCTTTTGGTTTCCTTTTTTATTTAACATACTGTTATTATATAGAAACGAACCGAAGAGTCAAGCCCACCTAACCTATTGATTTTCAAAGGTATTTTTATAACCCATTGATTTACAAGTACTTTTATTTTCTGCCTGTTTTTTAGACAACAGCCATTCCTGGAACTCTAGCTCCTGTTGGTGGTGCTCAGCCCCTTGGCGGTAGTCGTCGTCTTGCTGAATTTCGTCTGCCATGTTATTCTCCATAAATTACAAACAATAGTATATGTTAACTTGGCTCAAGAGTCAAGTTTTTCTTTTACTGTGGAATCAATGGGTTAGTCTGAACTGACTTTGTTGATGACATCTTCCATGCTTTGCTTGCGCGCAGAGCCTGGTCTAATTTCTTCGGTCTTGGGATCGATGTGAATGATTTTTTGCTTGTTTAATTCTGTAAGGGTAACATAGGTGCCGTCACCCACGCCAGTTTGCCAGCCTATTCGATAACAGAGCCAGCATAATATGGTCCAGAGTACATAGATAAGGAATGTTGTCATTTTTTCTCCATGACGGTTACATAGGGCAACCATTTGTGTACGTTTTTGAGAACCCTGTCGTGTACGTCTTTCCAGTGTAAACCACGAAAGGCTTTTTTATAATAACCCCAGCTGGTCAGCAGTCTGCGTTGAGATATGGTGCGCAATACTTCATAGGGATCGTGCTTGGGATAATGATAACAAATTTCCATGGCTATGTCATGACCAAAGGTATCCATTTCATCAAACATGCTCAGATATTCCAGATGTTCCTTGGCCGCGCCAGTTTTACGATGATTTATGGGCTGATAAAAATCAAACTTGTAATGATCTGGATCTCTATGGGCAAACTGACCTTTATGTATGAGTTCATGCTGTATGGCCTGACTCAGACAAAATAACGTATGTCGTACGTTGGCTTTACTCCAGTCATAATAGGGGCTTTTGGCTGAGAATTCCCAGATAACTTCCACGGGCTGATTGCGACGATTCCAATAATAAAATGCCTTGATCCAGTAATCCTTGACTTTGAGTTTGGGATTCTTTTCCCAGAGAACAATGGCACCAAAGGGCTTTACGGCTTCTTGTAGCTGACGAACAATCGTAGATTTACGCATGCGTCCAGTCCATTTCGACTCGAGCTCTAATAATCTGCGATCTATTTTTTCTGCCAGATACACGATCCCTCCTAGATCAAATTATTTATCTAAAATTTTATATCGCTAAAATCCCTGGTTGTTCTGATGCTGCTGCCAAACTTAGTATCAACATCAGGTTCCTGTCCACTCTGGCTCAGTCCCTTCTGAGCAGTTGCCTCGACGTCATACAGCTTCATCTTGGCTCGATCAACACCAATCATGAATTTACGATTGGTAGTTGGATCATTGTAGCGATTCTTCAACTGTTTAACCATGAGCTGATTCAGTCCTTCGAGCTCTTCGGTGCTGATCAATGCAAACATGAAGTCTACTGTGGCAGGCAGACCAAAACTTTCTGACGTGTCAGTTAGATCAACATCAGTATTGGCATAACCGCCACGAGTTGTCTGCGTGGCACTTAGTATGGGCACATTGTGTTCCACGGCCAGACCTCGCATTTCTTCGGCTATGGCCTTGATATAGGTATAGCTGTTTACACCAGCACCCTGTTTAATTCTGCTGCTGGTACAGATATTCAAATAGTCCACAATGATGATGTCAGGATGAAAACTTTGCTTGAGACTGAGCTCATTTAATAATGATTTAAAGTGTCCACAATGCGCCCCTGCAGTTGGATATTCCTTGATGATCAATCGGCCATGAGTTTTATCTTTAATTTTATCAATGCGATTGTCATACAGTGTCTTGGGTAGATCATGCAGCTGATCCATGTCCAGATTCATGAGGTTAGCGTCTATGCGCTCAGCAATGCGTTCCTCGGCCATTTCCATGGTTATGTACAGGACATTTCGATTCTGAGCCAGAGTAGCAGCAGCTACATGACACATGAATAAACTTTTACCCACGCCAGTTCCGGCCAGCACAACATTCAGTGTCTTGTTGGGCATACCACCATTGGTTATTTTATTAAAATATTCTAGGTCAAAAGGTATTCTAGTTTCCACTCTATGATAAAAATCAAAACGACTAGCAGCATCAAGAAGATAATCGTGCCCCACGCTGTTGTCAAATCCAACAGACAGGGCCTCTGAAAGAATACTGGGTAAAGCTTCTGTGGTATGCTTTTTATCGCGACCATCAATGATTTCAATACTTTTAAGTATGGCATTATACACCGCCTTGTCTTTGCAAAATCGTTCTGTCTCAGTCAACAACCAATCAGTATTGACATCGGTTTTAACCAATTCCTTGATTAGTTCTGCACTGGCCTTGAAGTCGCCCTCGTTGAGGTTTTTCTTCTGTATGGCTATGTCCAGAGCTTCGGTGCTGGGACAGTTGTTGTAATTGTCTATGAATTCAGCTATGAGTCTAAATACTATGCCATCAGTAGCTGTAAAGTATTCGGGCCGTAAAAATGGAAAGACCTGACGCATGTAGACTTCGTCATGAACTAGATTTTTTAGTATGGTCTTTTCAATTCTGTCCATTAATGTTCTCTTTGATTAAAATGTCGTCTAATATACCTATGATTATAGGCTTTACTACAGCGTCTGTCAATAGATCAGGATTACGAATTAATTCATAGCCGAACTTAACATTAAGCTGTCCGGCTATTTCTTCAAATCGTACTCGCCCATATCTGAAAACAACTCCAGCGGCCAGACCACTGGTTATGTGTATGTGTGTGGTATCGTTTATGGGATCTTCTATGAACTCATAGGTCGGTATCGGCTGCTTCGTACGCAGCTTGGATATCATCGGCGCCGAGATCTTGCCCCAGATTTGAGCTACTAATTTTGTAATTTGTTTCGACATATTGTCTAAATTCCTTGTTGGTTAAAACAGGTAACCAAAATTCTTTTGCATAGGTTTCTTTAATGCGATATTTCTTTTCATCGCCTCGGTGACTATACCAACCATTGCTGGGTTTGACTACAAACCCACCTGCCAGTGCTACATCCAGCAGTCCAGACCATTTACTAATACCACCTTCAAAACTTACTTCAACTGGAATCTTACTCTTTTCTCGTACAAATCTGCTCTTCTCAACATTGATGATAAAATTATATCCCATGAGCTCTGTACCTTCTTTTTCCTGCTGACGTCCAATGATAAAGATATTGTCGGCACTGTAGTAGATACCTGTTCCACCTGAGACTACATCCTTAGGGAACATGCCAATTTCTTTATAGGTATGATTTACCACAATCATGGGAATGTCTTTGATGGTCAGATGAGGCGTTACCATGCGGAACAGAGACTTGAGCTGTTTGGCTCGGCTCATGTCAGCTACACTCTTACCTTCCAGAGCATCTTCCACTTCTTTCTTAGAGGCCAGATTACCAACAGAGTCAATGATGATCATGACATGGTCACCTCTCTCAATGTTGGCTAACTGCGCCATGCTGTCATGCTTTAATTGCTCCACATCTGTGATGGGAGTATGTAATACACGCTTGGTGTCAATGCCAAAGCTATCAAAATAACTTTGTGGACTACCAAACTCTGAGTCATAGAATAAAATAACGCCATCGGGATACTTGTCCTGATATGATTTTGCCAGCATGAGTGCAAAGGCTGTCTTAAAATGCTTGCTGGGACCAGCGAATACAGTTAATCCAGGCGTCAATCCACCATCCATGCTGCCACTGAGTGCAACATTAATCATGGGAACTGGAGTCTGGATCATGTCCTTGGCTCCGAAGAATTTACTATCAGCCAGGATGTCTGTGTCTTTGATGGTACTATTCTTCTGTAACTTGTCTAATAAACTCATACTAGCTCCTCGGCAACGCCTAAAATTTCTGCTACAATTAATAAACCACCTGCTCCAACCAAATCGCCAGTGATAAGTGCTGCACCTGCGCCAATTCGAACAATGCTTTTTACCAGGCTAACACTGGTATGTGTAAATATTTTCATAACGTCTCCTAACTAAATAATTTTGTTTTTTGAATTTAAATTTCTAAGTGACTCGCAGGTCTTTTGTATGTTTGCATAAACCTCAGGTGGATTCATGCCATCTTCATCGGTTTGTTCTAATAATTTATAATGGCCACAGTAGAAATCAATTATTTGATTGCGCATATTTTTAGCCGATTCAGTTACAGGTCCTTGTGCTAATGCAAGACCCATTGCTACCATGATAAATTCTGTTTTCATTTTAACTAAATAGGTTCAATAAAGTTGCTTGCGGACTGGTGTTCCAGCCCATGCCTTCAATGATGCCATTCAATGGCTCAATAAATGCCTTATCCCACATTGTATCATAATCCACATAAGAAGTCAATTGGAATTCACCAGGAATTTTACCTATGAATCCTATGCAATTTTCCTTGAGTGTATTCGGAGTTCGTAAATACAAGAATTTAATCTTATCACCTTCGCCAATTAATTCGTACTTGTTGGTTATGTTGTATTCTTTGAGATAATAGTTATACAACAAGGCTCCGCGCACATGCATGGGGCAACCCTTGGCATAGATGTTGCTGCTGTCCTGATACTTACGCATACCATTTACACCTCTGGGAAATGCTATGTCTTCGGGACTTAGTTTCAAGAAAGCTTTCTTGGCCTCGGTAATAAATGTCTGCAGGGCTGCTTCATCCTGAGTGATTGCTACTTTGACCGCATCTTTTAATACATTGCGAATGGCTTCGGGAGTACTTGAACGAACAATTTCCAGTCCCATGACCTTAAGTTTAGGCTCTGCATACTGCACTCCTTCGTTGTTATATACATTAAGAGCATAGCGTTTCTTGGCCACAAAGATGCCTCGGTCAGCTATGGCTTCTCTTTTAAATACAATCTTGGATTCAAAGGCATTGGTATACAGAGCTAGTTCATTACAGGCTCGGTTGATGACTTCTGTGATTTTTTCTTCACAGATTCGATCTAGTATTTTTAAGATCTCTTCCTTGGATTTGTCTGCATAGAATTTTTTAACCAGAGGATCAAGAGTAATATAACAGCTATCAGTGTCAGAATAAAAACTATATTTAAAATCTTTGGTGCCACAGATTTTATTCAGGTAGGTATCCAAGGCTTCACCAACTGTGCGAATAATATACTGACCAGTTATGGTTATGCCCTCGGCAATGCGATCATCAAAGTATCGGAAATAATAGTTGGCCCAGGCCCCAAACAAGCTATTAAGCTGAATCTTACGAGCCATTTGGAAATTGGTATAACGACTGATGTCATTTAAATAACTGGCCTTATGAGTCTGTTCATAGAGCTTCTGTGCTTCAATCATCTTACGCTTGTACATCTGACGATCATCAAATAATTTTTCTACAATGCCAGGGAATAGTCCTTTTTTATCTCGTCTAAAATGATAACCATTGGCTGTTAAACATTCATTGTCAGTCTGTAAACTCTGGAGGTCAGTCTTTTTATGTAGTAGTTGATTTACTGTTGTAGGTGTAAAATAATCTTGCTGGGATTTGACCAGAGTTTCTGGGCTCATGTTATACTGCATGATGATGCTGGGATACAGGCTGGTAGCATCAAAACTGACTACCCAATCATATTTACCAGGTTTGGGTTCCTGCACATAGGCTCCTTCGATGCTGCGATCTGGCCGAGTAGTATCGCGTGGATGCACAACTATGTTCTTATCCCAGAGATAGTTATACAGCACACAGTCCCAGGTTCGTACTGCACTGTATACATCACCAAATAAACATTTGGCGTCAAATGCCATGGTTATGGCCAACTCTATGAGCTTCATTTTGTCTTCAAGCTCTAATACACGTTCAGTATCGACTATGTTATATCGAGTAAATTCAGCCCAATCATTGGTATAGAATTCTTTAAAAGTGTCAAAAGGATTTTCTAATTTACCTACGCCGAGCTCCTGTTTACAGATATAGTCCAGTTTATAACTTTCCTGGGCACCATAGGTAAACTTTTTATACAGATCCAAATAGTCTAAATGACTGACACCGACTATGTCAAAAGTAGTCAGAGTCTTTTCACCATATTGTATTTCACGACGTTTAATCTGGCGCCAGGGGCTTAGCAACTTAGCTGACTCAGAACCCAGTACTCGTTCTGATCTATTAACAATATAAGGTATGTCGAATAGATTACTGTTCCAGCCTGTAACAACATCTGGACAATTCTGGCTCCAATAATTTAGGAACTCTTTTAACAAAGTAGTTTCTGCGGCACAATGATGATAGACGACATGTTCGGCTGTGCTCTGATATGGTCGACGTCCCCAGGTATGTATTTTGCGTGTAGCTAGATCCTGTATGGTTATGAGCTGAATTTCTTCTTGAGGATCATTGACATTAGGAAAGCCCTGTTCACTGGTGGTCTCGATGTCTATGCCCCAGATGGCGATCTGGTTGATATCAAACTCAATCTGCCCACCATAGTTTTCAGTTATGTACTGATAGGTCCAGTTGGTGTTGCCATGAATCTTCATGTTGCTGACACCCTCATAGCTTTTTAGGAACTCTCGGGCGTCGTTTAGATCGCCTAGTTCAATCATTTCCAAGGGCTCACCAAACAGATTATGATAGGTAGCTGTGCCTGGAGTTTTCCTGGGGACAAATAGCTTGGGTTTGAAGTTTTCTTTGGTCTGGAATCTCTGACCGTTGTGAACGCCTCGAATTAAGGCATTATTTCCATAGATTGTTATGTTTGTATAGAATTTCATATCTTTATTATTATAAATACTATGGTACGTACTGTCAATAGGAACATCATGGATATTTTTAAACTCATAGCAGAAGTCGGATTCCCCATAGCAGCTGCTCTAGCTGGTGGATACTTTGTGTTTCTTACACTTAAATTTATCTTGGCTGGCGTCATGAGTTCTATAAAAGGGCTCAGTGGTATCATAGTGGCGTTGGATAACCGTGTTCGAACCATGAATCACGATATAATTCGAATCGATACTTTGGTTAGTAATGCCCTGGGCGTCAGACCCGATGTGGACCGAATTGCCCGAGCCGATGGTAAAAATGACGCTCGCAAAGATTAGTATATAATAAACCAACAGGAGAGTCAATATGACTCCAATTAATCAGAGAAAATTTACCGAACAGGCGCATCTGTTTGCACAACTAAGTAGATTGGCCTACAAAGACCTGGCCGAAGTCGAAGAAGAATTTGCTCAGTTAGGTTTTGTAGCTCACTTTTTCAATGTCAATGGTAGTCAGGCATACCTGTTAAAAAATGCCCAGGATCTGGTTGTGGTTTGTCGTGGCACACAGCCTACGGAATTTGCTGATATTAAAGCTGATCTAAATGCTTTACCAGTTCCTAGTTCAACAGGCATAGGCAAAGTACACAAGGGCTTTAAGACCAGTGTAGATAACATTTGGCCTGAACTAAAAGG